CGCCGTTGTGGCCGATGTTGCCAGCTTGGTGAGCGTGGTCAAAACCTCGGACTGCACATTGGCATTCCGGTGAGTAAGTTTTTCCAGCTCTTTCCCCATCTCGTCCATGATGGACAGCGCCCGGCCTTGCCGCTTGTGGAGCGCCATAACAATACCGGACTCGCTAAAAAAGCTTCCCGTCATCATGGCCGCCGCTTCTGTACCGCAGGCGTTCAGGAGGCTGTCGAGACACCGCCGCCCGTGGTCTTTCCCCGTGCCTGATGCGGCAATGCCAAGGGTGTACATGTTGGTGCGCAGGTCTGTTTCTGTCCTGACCTTGTGGGCATACACGGCCCCGGCCCCGGCAATGGCCGCAGCCATAGACAGCAGTGGCGTTTCCCGGCGGCTGGTGGATTCAATCCAATCCCTGAGCATCCCGACATAGCCGGGGGCACGGAGCATACACACAGGCAGCCCGGATAGCTTGGCCCGGACGTGTTCTTCCACCGACTGCATGAACGCCGTTGCATCGAACTCGTCATCATCCGGCGGTGTTGGCAGCCACCCTTGCCCGATGGCGTGATGGAATAGGGTTCCAATGTCGATGGGGCGGCCCTTGTACTTACCAAAACTGGCCCATTTGCGCGGCATTTCGTCGGGTTTGTATGTGGATCCCCTGCTCGACCAGTTGTCCCACAGTTGGAACCCGGCATCGCCAAACGCATTATGCAGCGCCATGCCGCAATCCACCCAGTCCTGATACGGCTCGCAGCTGATATGATCCAGCGCCCGGCGCACCTCTTCCATATCGGGCGGCGGCAGGTCTGACCGCACCTCTGGCATCAGGCGGGTGACGCCCATCAGATCATCCACCACCTTGACAAAATCCACCGGCAGCTGCGGCAGCTCGACATCGCCGAGGGTGTCCTGCGTGAGCCAGATGTATGGCTGGCGCGTGTCTGGGTGGATCGACGGCGGCAGGACGGTATGCCGCCCGATGGAGAGTAATTCCAGAACGCATCGCCCGTCTTTAGACCATTTCCGGTTGCGTTCATCCCGGATTTTATAAAACCACGTTTCCCCCCGTGCGCCGCGCTTTCTCACGGGCGACGGCGGCAGCTTGGCCTTGATCTTGGCATGGAGGCCGTCCACGTCCTCGTCAAAATCCAGCGCCACAGGCCGATTCCGCCCGATCCGAAAACGCCCTCCCATTCATCAATCTCGGATTCTGCCGCTGGCCGCTGGCAATAGATTTGCCAACCTTTGACGGCCGGAATCTTTTCACCCGCACGCAACGGAATAACCGACAGGCCGCTCTCCCATAGCCGTCGGCCGTGATCTGCAAAAACAGTCATGGTTTATGCCTTTTTGGTGTTCAGGTAATTGTCCAGCGCCTTGGCGGTGCTGATGTTCGGCACATAGTTTTCATCACGCATGATGCGGTAAATAGTTTCCCGATGCAGCCCCGTGGCTTTGGCAACCACGTTTAAGCGCCGATCCGACAGCTCTGCCCTGATTTCCTTAAGGGTACGCATAATTTTTTTGCCCTTATCGTTGTTTTTGACGTTGACACATTGACGCTTTTTCTATTTAGTGTCAACACGACAAAACAAAGGGAGTTCAAAATATGACAGAACAGAAAAAGGTTGATCGGACAAAAGATTTTATTGATTTGGCGTCCCTCAAGGGCACAGGCACAGCTACGCCGCCTAAAATTCTGATTTATGGGACGCCCGGCAGCGGCAAATCGACGTTTGCGGCCCGTGCCAAAAACGTGGATAAAATCCTGTTTCTTGATCTTGAGAACGGTCATTCGGCAGTCAAGAAAGAATTGGGCGACCGATACAACGGCGCACACATTTCTGATTTTGGTACGTTTCACAGCGTTCTGAACTCATTGCATGCGCGGCCTCATGATTACCGGTTTTTGGTTATTGATACCGTGGACTGGCTGGAGACCATTGTACACAACGAGGTTTGCCGAAAATACGGCGCACGTTCTATCTATGACGGTTCCAACCAGATGACAAATTACAACAAAGGCCCCGGCTTGGCTAAAAAAGAACTGGATGACATTCTTGCGAAACTAGACCTTTTGATCACAAGTCGCGGAATTTGCGTTATTTTACTGGCTCACGCTCAAATCAGCAAAAGCGAATCGCTAGAAGATGGAATTGAGAAAATTTATTCCATAAAAACAATGGATAAAATGACAAGTAAACTGTTTACCGAATGGCCGGATATTATTGCATTTGCAAAACGGCCAATCATTACCGATGCAATGGGAAAAAAGCACGAAGAGGATCCCGTGCTACATTTTAAGTCCCATGTTGCTGTTGTGAAGGCTCGAACCCTTCATGAATTACCAGAATCAATCCCGTTTAAATTTGATGAATTCTGGAAAACCTACAACCAAGCTAACTCACCAAAGGAAGGAAACTAACCCATGTTCGATCTTGATTTTGGCGGCATTGACGTTGCCGATGTTGTGACAGATACCCGCGTCCCGGTGGTTCCGGCTGGCGTGTATGCCGTTCACATTGTGGATTGCGACCTCAAGCAGATCACAGGCAAGGACGGTACGAAATACCCGCCCGTGACGCACATCTTTTTTGAGATTCTGGAAGGGCCGGAACAAGGGCGGCTGATTGATATTGGTTTCAGTCTGGCCGATAAGCGCGAGCAGGTGAGCCAGAAGACCGGAAAACCTTACACTTGGGCACAGATTGCACAAGGGCAGGTTGGCCGCATTTACAAGGCTGTTGGCATTGCCAAGATGGGCAAGCTGTCCGAGATCAAGGGTAAGAAGTTCTTGCTGGGCGTAAAGGTTCGGGAGCGCAACGGATACGAATCGAACGAGTTTGAATCGGCGATGGAGTATCGTCCTTCTTTTGTTCCTGCCCCGGCACAGGCCGCACCCGCACAAAAGGCGGCTGATCCCTTTAACTGGGAATGACATCTACGCCCGCCGGGAGCGTATCCCGGCAACAATTACAGGGGTAAACCATGCTAACCTTGCGACCATATCAGCAAGAAGCCGTTGATGCGTTTTATCAGACCATCCGGGATAAGGTACCCGGCCACGGTCTGATAGAACACGCAACAGGCTTAGGCAAATCCGTCATCATCGCCAAGGTTGCAGCGGATATGCACAACTGGGGGCGGCGTGTGCTGATTCTGGCGCACGTTGCCGAGCTTCTGGAACAGAATCACGCCAAGCTTCAGGCCATGCTGCCTGAGATCCCCGTTGGGCTTTACAGCGCGGGTTTAAAGCGGCGTGACATCAATGCGACTCCATTGGTGGCAGGCATCCAGAGCATCCACAACAAGGCGGCACAGGTGTTTCCCCCGCCCGATGTTGCTATCATAGACGAGTGCCATTTGCTGTCACCGAACGCCGGGAGCATGTATCGTAAGTTCCTGTCTGACCTTTGGCAACAGAACCCAAAGATGCGCCTGTTGGGGCTTACCGCTACACCATACCGGCTCAAAGGTGGCTGCCTGATTTCCAGCAAGGATTCCCTGTTCTCGCACACTATCCACAAGTTCGGCATGGGTGACGGCATCCGGGAAGGCTATCTCTCGCCCGTGACCTCAAAGGCATCCTCGGTGCAAGCTGATCTGACTGGCGTAACGACGCAAAACGGGGATTTTAATCAGGCAGAAATGGCATCGCGATTCAGCCCGGCATTGACGCTCAAGGCGCTGGAAGACCTGCTTCAAAAAGCGCACGACCGCCGCAGCATCCTGATCTTTGCCGCCAATGTTGAACACGCCGAGTTCATCACGGAGTGCCTCGACGGTGCCGCTATGGTGGACGGCAGCACTCCGAAAGAAACACGGGCGCGACTGATCGAGGATTTCAGGCAGCGGCGCTTGCGCTTTCTGGTAAACGTGAACGTACTAACCACCGGGTTTGATGCGCCCAACGTGGATTGCATCGGGCTTCTACGGGCCACCAAATCCCCCGGCCTGTATGTGCAGATCGTGGGGCGGGGTACACGGAAAGCGGAAGGGAAGGAAAATTGCCTCCTGCTGGACTTTGGAGGCAACATCGAGCGTTTTGGCCCGGTCGAGCATATTAAGCTGCGGAAGAAGTCCGACGGCACCACAGAAGCTCAGGGAGCGCCTGTGAAGACCTGTCCGAAGTGCGAGGAGAAGGTTCACGCTGGCGTGATGGAATGCCCGGCCTGTCATTTCAGGTTCCCGGCAATTATGGCCATGCATGAAACCAAGGCATCAGAAGCAGCGGTGCTGGAGGGCATTGAGGATGATATCCGGGACGTATCGCATTGGTTCTGGGAGCGTCACAAGGGCAAGGGCGGCAAGTCTGATACGGTGCAGATCACATACTTTTGCGGTTTGGCGCAATTCAGGCAGTGGATATGCCCGGAGCATGAAGGATATGCCCGGCGGCAGTATCTGGAATTTGCGACGCTGTTCAGGCATCCGATTTATAAAACGGTGGATGAAACGCTGAAATGGTTTCATGATACGAAACCGAAGCCGCCATCCAAGATCACCGTAAAGCGCAATTCAACAGGCTATTGGAACGTACTGGAACACAAAAGGGAGTATATCTATGGACAAGAAACCGACACAGTGGGACGTCGACAATTGGAAAAAAGTGACCAAGGAGATTTTAGACTTTTACCCTGAGATCGGCACATGGACGGTCAAGGCGTGGGCCGATCATTTGCAGGGCATCAAGGGCGAAAAGTCATGCTATGACTGCCTGTTTGAGCGCAAAGGCAAATGCAGCAAGCGCGAGATGATTCAGATCCCGGATGATGTTTGGCAGCGTGGCTGCTCAATGTGGGACGGGATCCCGTTTTAAACGGACATAATGAGACATTTAAACGGACATAAAGGGACATAAAATGGGCTACATGAAAATCACCCGCAAAAGCATCGACAGTGCCGACATCGAGGGCATTGTAGGCGCAGACGAT